GCAAGAGGTGGCAGTTATTCAAGGCGTATATAATCAATTATTAGCCGAAAGTCAAAGAACTTTTGGAGCATTTCATCAAAACGCTGAACAGTATGATGCGCTATTATGGCAAATTGCCAATGACGCGGAATCGGCTGGTTATAAGTTTAAAGATATGGCTGGTAAGGCATTAACTAGCGCACAATCTATTTATGATTATATGTCTAAAGGTGATGCTGAGTTTAATAATTTTGTAGTTCAAGCTGCAAATGCAACTGGTAAATCTGTAGCTGAAATCATGAATATGATTCAAGGCATGATTGCTCAGACAATTGCGGCAGTGCATAGTGTCAGCCTTAGTGCAGGTTCTCAAATACATTCAGATGCAGTAATGGAAGGCGGAACTCCAGCGGGAACAGTTAAACCTGTTGGGTCATATACTCCAATATTTACTTCTGGTGGAGAGGGCAGTGGTTTGGATACTGCATCAGATAAAGCACAAAAAGCCGCAGATAAAAAAGCTAAAGCTAAAGCAGAAGCGGAGAGAAAAGCGGCAGAGGCAGCAGCAAAATTACAAAAAGAAATAGATAATGCCAGAAAAGCAGCTACATCTAGTTTACAAGACCAATTAAAATCATATAAAGATATAATTGATGCTCGTAAGAAAATACTACAAACGTTAGTAGATGAGCGTAAATATCAACAAGATATTCAAGATAAAAATGCTAATATTTTAAAACTTCAAAATCAATTAGCACAACTATCTCTGGATAATAGTTCAGAAGCACAAGCTCAAAAACTTCAAGTTCAAGATGAGTTGAAAAAGGCACAACAAGATTTAACAAATACACAGCAAGACCATTCAACCAAGGTACAACAAGATGCGTTGGATGCTAGTTATGCCGCATATGAAGTTAAGGTAAATCTTGCTATAAAACAAATCGAAGGTATTACTGCAAGTAGTACTGCTGATTTTGCATCTCAGTTAGCGGCTATATTAGGGAAAATGAGTGCACCAGATATAAAAAATAGCAAAAGTGGTGGAAGCACTACTGGTAATTCATTGCCAACCAGACGTTATCATGAAGGTGGAATAGTAGGAGACAGTACACCTATAAAGTCAAATGAAGTATTGGCAAAATTATTAAAAGGCGAAGGTGTTTATACACCAGAACAAGCGCAGAATTTTGTCAAGAATATAATTCCAAATATTACTCAGGGAATAAACAAAGGCAATGGAGATATAAACGTGAGTATGCCCATAAGTGTAAACGGTTCTCTTGATTCAAAAGTTATACCAGACCTAAATAGAATGGTTAATGAAACAGTTAAGAAACTCAATGATAACTTAAGACAGGTCGGATACGTTCGCCGTGCGGATGCATTCTCAATATAAGATGTTAGGATTCATTTTTAGAATCCCAACATCTATGTTTTAGAAAGGAGGAATAATGTTCTATGGTCGTAGTTTTATGTTTGATGGTATCTCATCTGAATTGTACGGACTCCATATAAATGATGTTTCAGATGGTTCATTATCAAAATCAGTAGCATCTTCTTCACAACAAATTTATGAAGAGAAAATATACCGCAGACCAACTCCATATTTTTTTGGCTCTACTCCTAGTCCCCGACTCACTTTTGAATTTTCTGCGTTTAGTGAACAAGAGATAGATGCAAATACTTTTGGATTAATAGCAAAATGGTTAACAAGTCCTAGAAGTTATAAGAAATTTTTTGTAGACCAAATCGATTCTCAAAGTTGGTATGCTAATGTAATATTCAATAATATACAAGCAAATAAAAGTGGTCATATTATACAAGGCTTTAGCGCAACAATCGAATGCAATAGTCCTTGGACATATTCTTTTCCTCAGACTGTTGATTACACGTATGACTCCAGCGTTGTTAGCGATACAATAGTATTTAATAATTCGTCTCAGGATTCTGGCGATTACCTATACCCCACATTGACAATTATCACTAATACTAACGGAGGCAATCTTAAAATTACAAATGTTGAAGATAATAATCGAATCTCTATTTTTACAGGATTAATGCCGAACGAAATAGTAACGATAAATTCTGATTTACAAACAATTGTTTCTAATAGCGGTTTACTTAGACTTGGCAATTTTAATAAGAATTTTTTGCGCCTTGTCCCGAATAGAAATACATTGAAAATTCAAGGTAATGTTGCTGTTGTGAGTTTAACATATCAATTTGCATCCAGAAGTTTAGTGGGTTAGAATTCCTTGACAGATTCACAGTTTTGTAGTACAATTAATCTCTAAATGGATAGGTACTTAAGACCGAAAAACGCAATCCTGAGCGTCTTCCATTTAGATTTATTATTTCAGGAATTTTTACAGGAGAAATATATGACAAGTGGCAAAATTAGAACAAGAGAAGATATTGAGACAATAGTTAATGATTTAGGCTATATCTTATTGGAGGAATATGCTGATAAAAATTATAGACGTGTTATCATTCAAGACAAAATCGGCTATAAATATGATACCAATCTTAATGCTTTATTGCGCGGACATATTCCAAATTTTGTATCATTAGGAAATATAAATTTCTCTTTGGAAAACATTTCTTATTGGCTATCTCTAAACAAAGCAGAGTTTAATTTGTGTGATGATAATATTTATGAAGGTGCAACAAAAAAATTAATATTTTATCATTTAGAATGTCAAGAATTTTTTGAAATGAGTTGGAATGCAATATATAGCGGCAATAATGGCTGTCCCGTTTGTAAAGGCTTACAAGTAGGAGAAAGAACTTCTTTGGCATATAAAAGACCAGATTTGGCAAAAGAATGGGATTATGAGAAAAATACATTCAGTCCGATAGATGTTACTGAGCATTCTGATAAAGGTGCTTGGTGGATATGTTCTACTTGTAAGTATTCTTGGTTTACAAAAACAATAGAACAGAGAACTAGGAAAAAGAAAGTAAACGGATGCCCAGCTTGCTCTGGACAAGTTGTTTCAGACAGAAATAGACTGTCTATTTTGTTTCCAGAAATAGCTAAAGAATGGCATCCTACCAAGAATGGAATATTAACTCCAGACGATGTTTCCTTTGCTATGGCTAAGAAAATTTGGTGGATTTGCTCAGAAGGTCACGAATATAATTCCTTTATTTATAGCAGAACAAATGGAAAAGGCTGTGAGAAGTGCAATTTGTACAAAGGTGAAGAAAAAATAGAAAAATTTTTAATCAAAAACAATATAGTTTATATTTTTCAAAAACGATTTGACAATTGTAGGAATAAGAAACCATTACCTTTTGATTTCGGAATTCCTTATGAAAATAATTCTTGGACATGTATAGAACATCACGGAGAACAACATTATTTTCCAGTAGAGTATTTCGGAGGTAAAGAAAAATTTAAAGAACAAAAGAAATTAGATAAAATAAAGGCTAAATATTGCAAGGAAAATAATATTAAATTATTAATAATTCCTTATTGGGAATTCAACAACATCGAACAAATATTAACAAAGGCTCTCTTACAATAAGAGAGTTTTTATTTTAAAGAAGGGAGACATATGGAACAGAAATTTAATGTTTTTGGTGTCCCTGAGATTCCACAAATAACTTTATGTAATCCAAATAAAACTGAATTATATAGTCTTGCTCTTGCATATAATATTAAGTTATCCAGTAAATTTAACGCAATAAGTGAGTTAAATTTTGATTTTCCTAAAAGTATCTCTGGAATAAATAATGATGTAATTGAAGCATATGATTTCATTCAAAATAAAAGATTAGTAAAAGTTGACGGATACGGATTCTATACAATTTTAGATTCGCAAGAAGATAATTCTGGCGATGTTACTATGAAATCTGTTTCCTGTCGCTCATTAGAATCTGAATTGATTCAGAAAACTGTAGTAGCATATGGAGGCACAAAGAAACTGTACGACATTCTAAATCCTACTGGCACAATTATTCAAGACATGCTAAATCTTGCGCCTTCTTGGTCAGCAGGGACATTCTCTACAGAACTCCTAACTAAATTTAGAACGTTTAATGTGTCATCATCAAATATATTAAGTTTTTTAACAAACGATGTAGCAACTGCTTTTGAGTGTACGTTCTCCTTTAACACAGAAGATAAAACTATTTCTGCTTTTACTATTTCAGATTCAACAAAAAATACAGATATTTATCTTTCTTTTAATAACCTGATAAAAAAAGCCGTTCTTTCCGAGAAATCGGATGAAATTACAACCTGTCTTGCTGTATATGGAGGAGGCAGCCTCGATATACGACAAGTCAACCCAATTGGAACTTCAAATATATACAATTTCGATTATTATACAAATACAACATGGATGTCACAAGGATTAGTAAACGCTATAACAGCATGGAAAACGCTTGTAACAACACAGCAACCAATTTATTCTGCTGACCTTCTTTTGCTTGAAACATATAATGGCGATTTATTAACATTACAATCTGCTTTGGCAACTTTGAACGAAGAATATTTGACATTACAAGGTGTGCAAAAAGCACGTATTCAACAAAATCTTCCCTATGCAGATATAAATACTCAATTGGCTGCTAAACAAACACAGATAAATGCTCAAAATGTTTTAATAACAAATAAGCAGACACAAATAACAAACATAACAAATACTCTCAAGGCTATTAATACACTGGTTAGCTTTAATACAAATTTCACAACATTACAATTGAAAGAATTAGATTCCTTTATTTATCAGAATACATATAAAAATGAAAACATCATACAAACTGATTCAATGACGCTGGTTGAAATACAACATCAAGCACAACAACTATATGACCAAGCGCAAAGTGTTTTAACAAGAGTTAGTCAACCAAGATATGAAATAGAAATGGATTCTGTAAACTATATTGTTCAAGAAGATTTTAAAGTCTTTACTAATCAAACAGAACTTGGCGCAAAGTTCACAGCGGAAATAGAAGATGGCATTTTTGTTGAAACAGTTCTATTGCAATTAGACCAAGATTTCAATGACCCAACTCAATTCAAAATGACTTTTTCTAATCGGGTTAGACTTGATGGTGCTAATTATACATATAGTGACTTAATGGGAAGTGTTCAAAAAACTGGAGCGAGTGTAACATTTGATTCATTGAAATGGTCTAATTGGGAAAATAATTACAAGGATGATGTAACTACCTTCATAACATCAGCTTTGGATGCTACAACAAATAATCTTGTTAGCAATAGTAATCAAGAAATATTAATCAATCAAAATGGTTTGAGAGCCAGACAAACTCTTAGCGGAGGCGGCTATAGTCTTAAACAGGCATGGTTGGTAAACAATGTCCTCGCATTCAGTAATGATGGCTTTCAAACATCTAAATTAGCATTAGGAGAAATACATGTTCCTACAGGAGGAACGGCTTATGGATTAGTAGCTGATGTAATTGTGGGAAAATTGTTAGCGGGCAATGTTTTAACAATCACAAATGAAACCAATAACTTTGTTCTAG